GTTTAACCTTACCTGATGTAGTAGATAATAGACTTAAAAATGACAACGAGATCATAAGTCAAGATAAAGAGACCATATCAGCTTTAGCTCAGAAGCTAGATAAGCTAATATCTCTAAGAGCATTAGTAAATGCTTCAGATAAGACTTTATCTACCTTTAGAGAGCTATATGAGAGTGATTTAACTAATGCTGGTGTAGTCAATGCCTTTGATATGCATAAGATGTCTAAGCAAGGGCTAGAAGATGAACTACTAACTAAAGGAGTTATCTCTAATGAAGTTAAAGGATATGTCAGAACTAGAACTAATGAGAGTGTAGATATTATTGTAGCTCCTATAGCTGAAGAAGCTGATCTAAGAGCAGATGGCTATAAGCTAGTTAAAAACTATGCTAAAGTCTTTAACTTTGGCGGTCAAGGCTTAGGTATGTATATCTCAACAACTAATATGCAACCTAAGTTCAACAGAGGTGTTATCAGGACTACATCTAATAGCTCAAGAGGTATGACTATCCAGTCAGCTGTAAATAATATGTATCCTTTAGAGACTACAGCTAAGAAGCAAGCTATCGCAGCTGATCTTATCAGTAAGCTAAAAAGAGATAATAGAAAGCAGTCTGAAGAGTTTGTGCCAGTATTTGATGCTAAAGGGCAAATAGTAGATTATAGATTACTCTTATCTCAGAAACAGAAAGAAGAGCTAGAGATAGCTAATACTGATCTCTTTGATACCCTACCTAATGCTATAACTAGGTATATGGATAGAGTTCAATCAGAAGCTCACAATAAAGAGATACTAAAGGATCTAGAAGAGTATTATCACAAGAACAAGGGTAAAGAAGAGTTTATCTACTTAGGACCTGATGGTATCAAAGCTCACAATCCTAAAGTTAAGAAAGAGTCTGACTTAGTTCAATTACAAGAGATATGGGATTTAATACCAGGCACTACTAAGGATTACATCCAAGATAACCTACAAGGTATGGATCAAGGTATCTATATCCAAGCTAGTCAGTTTACCTCAATAGCAGGTAGTAGAGATTTCAGATTAACTGATACTGATACATTTAAGAGAATAGTTCCCCTAGCATACTTTAGACGAGTAGCTAAAATGATGGAGTATGGAATAATCAAGATGGGTAAATGGGTAACTCAAAAGATAGTTTTAACTAACCCTGATGTTATCATAGGCAACCTAGCATCTAACCAGTTAGTGCTTACTACCTTTGGATTAGATCCAGTAACTTCTATGAAGTACTATGCAGAAGGTATCCAATATATCCAAGCATATAACTACCTAAAAGAGAAAGAAGTTACTCTTAAGAAAGATATAGAGTTAGCTACTGATCCTAGAAAGAAAGCAATAGCTGAAGCTAACCTACTTAAGATTAGAAATAAGATGAAAAGTAACCCTATATATGAGTTTGATGCAAGAGGACTTATCTCAGACATAGCTGAAGATCTACCTAAGACTGAAGAGCAACAAGACTTCATAGACAGAGCTATAGAGAAGTCTTTAAACAAGGTAGGAGTTCCACAAGCCTTTAGAGAAGCCTTTGATGTAGTAATGGTAAATGAAGGGACTACATTGCATAGTGCTTATGCTTCATTAGTTAAATATTCTGATCTAGTAGCTAGATATGCTTTATACAAACACATGAAGCTTACAGATAACCTTACAGATCAAGATATGTTTGACCTATTAGATAGAGCATTCATTAACTATACTCCAGCTCAGCATCCGATATTAAAGTATGCTAATGATATAGGTTTCGCTCGATTTACAAAATACTGGCTAAGAGTTCAATCACATATTTCAACAGATCTGTTAGATAAACGCTTAGGTAGTACAATGTTATTACACGGAGCATTGAAGCTAATGGGGGTACCTATCTCTTCGCCTTTAAATGCTATATTCTTTAGGAAGTTTATGAACTATGATACAACCTTTGGAATACCAGGTGTAACAGATATAGACGAGATCTACGATGATTTAGCTGATGGTTTGATTATTACTAATCCATTGGTAGCATTGAAGAAGTTGTTTTAGAAGATAACTCCCAGTCTTTAGCTGACGAAACGAGAAGACTGGGAGATTTACTCAGTGAGGCAGAATAAATGGTTGGTCATTATCTGACCATAATAGAGAGAAGGTGGAAAAACGTAAAGACCTTCTCTCGTAAATAGGATCTCTATGAAACAGGAGTAACTATACCATTTTTATCTAAAGTAAGACTTAAATGGTTCATTCTCTCTCTAACTAGATCCTCAGAGACACCTTTAGGTAAGAGTGTCATTATATAATCAAGAGTTCTTTGCTCTTTAGGCATAACTTCACTGCTAGCGATAGCTAGCGTTTGATCTAAGAGATGATAGAGCAAAGTCATATCAATACCTAGGTCAGACTCTAATTTCTTCTCTACGGGCTTGCTAGAGCCTTTAATGAGCTGTTCATATACTAGCCAAGAATATCCTGCAATATCTTTCCAATGATCTGGTTCTAAAGTATCTCCACAAGATAATCTAGCTAGCTTATGGCATATCATATCAATAGCTTCTAAGACATAGCTAGGAGCTTTCTTAGAGATGTTCTTCTTAACTAGTTTCTTTAGCTCCTGAGCTAATTGGCTATTAGTAGCAAAGTCTCCGTGAGTTTTACCTCTCTGGGATAGAGTTTCTTCTAGCTCAGTCATTGAACATCTTTCTCACTGTTGGCATAGCTGTGAACTTGATACGCTTCTTTGTCTTATTATGAGGTCTAATATCAAACTTACCAAACCCTTTAATACTAACTGTGTTACCAGCGTAGAGTTGCTCTAGGATAGTATCACAAAAAGCTTCTATCAATACAGACATATCCTTTATGGCTATCTCTGGTAAATCAGCTTTCTCTTTAACTAGCTTAGCAAACTCGTATCTCTTATTTAAAATCATAACTTCTCCTTTATGTAGTGTAGGATACCTAAAGCATCACTTCTACCATCTAGTAAGCCTTTACGCTTACCTAGAAGCTCTGCATTAGGATATATCTGTAGTATGGCTTCAGCTATCTCTTGCTTAGTAGCTTTATTAAGCCCTAGATGCTTCTGCCATTGTCTTGGTTGAACTAACTCATAAGGTATATCTAAAGCTTCAGCTATACCTATTAGTTCCCCAAACCTTTGTCCAAAGCTGAATGTAGAAGCTACACCTTGATTAGGCATAGAGTGAACTAACTCTATACCTAATAGCTGTAAAGGGTAATCCTTAAGAGCTTCTATATAGCCTTTGATACCTTTAGCTTTATAATCCACAAATGTGAATACATCAGAGCTATGGAGTATCACTAATGCTCCATTAGCACCTGGATCTATAGCACCTATCATTAATCAGCAAAAGGGTTCTTAACTGCTGGAGCAGTCTCTTTAACTTTTACTTTATCAGCAGGAGTACCTTTCTTTCTAGCTTCTAGCCAAGCTTTGACTTCATCTTCAGTTAGGTTATTCTGATAAGTACTCTCTGATGCTTTAGCTTCTTCTTTCTCATATTGCTTACCATAGTTAGCTCCTGAGATGATCTCGCTAGCTGTAGCTTTATCCTCAATTCTGAAGAAGTTAGCTATCTCAAACTTCTGTTTGATCTCGTCATTATAGACTGAATAGACAGCTCTAACTCTAACGATTACTTCTACACCAGAGAATTGGTCTAGAACATTAAACTCTTTCTCTACTTGGTCTTTACCTACTACGTGTGTCTGTTTAACTGGATCGTAGATAGTATCAAATCCTGCTATTACACATAGCTTATTAAACAATGCTCTCTGGAAGTGTTCATTGCCTTGATTGTCATCTAGTTTAAGACCATATAGGGTATTCGATGTACCTTTATAATCTACGTTAAAGTCTATGCTTCTAGCTCCGTGAGCATTAACATTTACTGCTGCGAAGTTAATCTTTACTGGATACATACCACTTTGTAGGATATATGATCCACCTGAGTCTTTTACTGCTTCTTGAGTTTTCTCTACGTTAAAAAATGCCATTGTTGTGTCTCCTTATAAAATATATTCTTCAGCTTCTGTTTTAGCTGATGTTAATTGATCTAGATATTTGTTAATATCAAACTCTGCCATAGGTACTTTTAGCTCATCTACCTTAGTAGTATCTTTACCTAGTATCTCTTTAAGAGTAGTCCTAGCTGGTAGTTTTAGAGCTTTAAGATAGACTATTAGCTTACCTGATGATTTCTCGATGAAGATAGAGTCATTTACTACTGAACTCCAACTGCCGTGTTGAGCAAAATTGCCTTGAGCTGGGATAGTATGTGATCCAGTCTTCTCGTTGATAATCGTATGTCCTACTATTACTACTGATACTCCATTAGGTAGTAAGACATCTTCAATATAGGCATTAAATGCTGCTGTATCTAGGTTGTTTTGCTTATGGATATCAAAGCCATTGTATTTAACACTATTGTAGTATGCCATAGCAGCATACATCTGTGTAACAGTATCTATAACTATGAACTTAGGATACTTCTTAAACTTCTCTTTATAAGCTCCTATCTTCTCGTTTATAAAGTCAGTTACACTATTCATACCTCTGTAATCTTTAAAGTTAGCGTGAGGTACTGAGAAAGGATATTCTTTCCTATCGAAGTTAATTATCAGAGCATCTTTAATCTGACTGGTCAAAGTACTCTTACCACTAGCTTCATAACCGCTAACTAATAGCTTAATAGCTTTACTCATTTATTCTCCTCTCATATACGTTGAATATCTTATTTTTGAACTTAGGTTTAAGAACTAAGAAGACTATTTGCCAAGCAATGTCTTCAGTAGTTGCTGAACCTTCGTAAACTACTTCTAGAGAATGATCTAGAAACATATCTTCTACACTATTATCCTCTTTAGGATCTTCAATACTATAGATATCAAATATCATTTTTCAACCTATAGTCTGAATATAGTAGATACGTTAGTTCTGGATACTTCTTACTAGCTAGATAGGTTTCTGCTATGAGCTTTAGATAATCCTCTATAAACTTCATATCCTCATCAGTTATACAATGTGTGCAAGGTATAACTTGAGCTGGATAATCCTTCAAAGGCTTACCTGTCTTCTCACTGATCCTACCAACTATGTTGTTAGTAATCCATACTATTCTCACTCTGTTAATATCTACACCTAGTTTCCTATAAATATAGGCATAAGTTAGTAATTGCCACTTATAGTTATTAGGTATATAACCTTCTTCGATACTTGTCTTAGACGTTGTTTTAAAGTCTATTAGAGTATCTCCTATTACTGCATCAGCTGTGCCACCTACATATACACCTCCTTCTAGTTCTGTGATAATTGTCTCTTCACTTCTCTCAGGTATTCCAAATACCCTTAGATAATCGATAAGAGCTTGTCCCATAGGGACGAATTGACTAGCTACATAATCTCTATCTACATCAGGATTATCCTTCATAGAAGCGATATAAGCATAGATCTCACTCTTATCTACTTTACCTAACTGGATATAGCTTTCAGCTACTCTATGCACACAAGTACCTAGCACTGAAGCTGTATTACCTAAGAACGTCTTATTACCTAAGACATTCTCTTGATACCATTCCCACTTCTTATCATTGAACTTAGCTACGCTAGAAGGGCTTATTCTAAAAGCTCCTTCTGGTAATAGACCTTCATAGTTCTCTTGATAGTTCATTGGTTTCATCTGTTTCTCCTTCCTCTAAACTGCTGTAGTAATAATATGCCTCTTGCATAGGATCATCATAAGGCACTAGGTCTTCTAGCAACTCTATAGCTTGCATCTAGTATTACTCCTTTCCTAACGCAATAACCTAGTCTATACACCATAGCTACCACTGATTGTTCGGTTCTATTATGAGATACTATCCCTAGTAGATATGACAACTTCTTCTGTGATGGTGGTGTAGTAGGTTTAGCTGCTGCGTGAATAGCATTTAGCTCAGTTTCACTCCAGAACCTATATGAACGATCCTGCTCATTATTAGTAAAGATATTTTTAACCTGTTTAGCCTCAATAATAGGCTGTATCTTTTCGGTTTCAATATCCTTAACTATGTTGCCTTTAGCTGTTTGCATTATAGTATTCTTAATTAAACTAATGCTAATAGCTAAGTCATCTAGCATCTTAGATACTTTCTCTAACATTGGGTTCATTTCTTGTCCTTTAAATATTTATAGTTTCTAGTTTCTCCCACATAAAGATGTGCTTTATACCTCATACGGGATATGGCTACATACATTAGTTTCAGAAACTCCTCTATACTAATAGGTCTATTGTAGTTGTTATACTTAGTAGGCTTTCTAGTAAGCTGTTTAAATACGTCTGTAGCATCTATGAAGACTTCATCTAAGGTCATACCTTGAGCCTTATGGATAGTGCTAGCATAGATATGTTTAGGATGCATATATTGATCAGATACTTGCCAGTAGCTATCAGGATCATCTCTAAGAGTAGTATCTAAGATACACTTCTCTTGCTTCTTGTTCTTAGTTACCTTGAAGCTAAGAGTTTCTCCCTCATTACTGATAGCTTGTATATGCCATATACCATTAGTATCTTGATTAGCTTCATATACTTCAACTATGTCTCCATTCTTGGCATAGCCTATAGGTTTATCTAATACTAATAGATCTCCTACTGAATAGAGATCATCACTAGCTAATGCTCTGTTATAGCTGTCTATACAGCTATTACTATAAGCTAGTATCCTCTTAGATAGGTTACATTCCAGATATGCCCTACAGAAGTCTTTATGTGAGCTATAAAGCAAAATGTTCTCAGGTAAGCCTTCTCTAAAGTTAGGCATCTGTTTTGCCTTTATAGAGCTTCTAAGGCTCTCTAAATAGCTATGTAGAATTAAGTCATCAGCAGACTGTCTCATTTGCTCAGTAAGAGTGAACTCTATATCAGGTTTAATATCAGCTCTAAGACCTATCGCTGGTAACTGGCATTCATCTCCTACTAATAAGATACGCTTATACGAGCCATTTAAAGCCTTCTGATAGACTTTATTGGGTAGCATAGACATTTCATCTATTATTAGGAGATCTGCTTGTAAAGGCTCTCTAACGTCGCTTAAATACTGTTCTATGCTATTACGTACCATATTGAAACCTAAAGCACTATGAGTTGTGTAAGCTTTGATACCTATTGATGTCTGTAAGTTATTCTTAGCTTTATGTGTAGTAGCTGTTACTAGGATACTGCCTCGATAGTCTTTAACTATCTGAGATACCACATAGCTCTTACCGCTTCCACCAACACCTCTAAGAACTATAATTCTACCTTCACTATTCGGATCTAAGACGTAGTTATAAACTTCTAGTTGCCCTTTAGTAAGTCTGATACTCTTGTCCATTTGCTAAGACCATTCTCTACATCTACAAACCAGATACCATCTTTATAAAGGTATCTATAATCTATCATCACATCATCTTTCTCATAGTTAGCTAACTGAGTATGCTTAGGTGCTACATCTTCCCACTTCTCACTTCTATCTCTGAAGTAAGCTATAGTAACATCCTCCTCAGGGTTCTCATAACTATGATCCCCATTAGGTTGTAAGTTTTCTTTCAAGCAAGATATATCTCCTAGATTTAGTAGATCTTCTACTTTACCGTGATCTTTGTAGTAAGTATCTAGCATATATCCTACATACTCAGGATAGCCATCAAAGTGGCAATAGATAAACTTAACATCATTAGACTTCTCGTCTAGTTTGCCTATATAACATCTTGTACTCATTTCCAATTCCTCACTTGATTTAATATTGTATTTTCTAATCTAGAGTGATCCATAGGATATTCCCAATAATTGTTAATATCCTCTATCAACTCAACTATTTGCTCTTTAGTCATACCTAAGTCCTTAGCGTGTTTAGCTGCTCTGTATAGATTAAGACTACCCTCTCCTTGTTTAGCTTCATAGGCATAGACAAATGTAGATGTAGGATTGTTTAACAGAGTAGTTAATTGTGCTTTAGTTAGGTTCTCTACCTTCTGCACGAAAGGTTCATTAGTGGAGTCATTAGCTATCAGTAGATGTGATCTCACTTCTAATGGCTTAGCATTAGTTACTGATAGTATCTCCCTATTAGCATAGCTAAAGAATATTTGACTCTTAGGTACTAGATCTACCAATAATCCTAGATATTGAGATACAGACTGAACAAATGTCTTAAACTCTCTATCAGGCAGATTAATAGGACTATCTAGCTCTATGAGTAATCTAAACTTATAAAGGTTCTTCTTATCAGAAGTTTGCACTATGTGATGATTAATATTACCTAGTATAGTATGTATTTGCTCATAGGTAAAATCACAATGATCTATATCTAAAGCTAACCACTTAGTGTCTCCTACTAGGTTCTCTTTGCTTCTAATACCATTCTTGAACTGAAATGGACTATAAGCATAATCGCCTTTAAGCATATCTGCTAAGGCTTCAAATGAAGTCTCACTATAGACAAATCCTGTAGAGCATTTCTTAGCTCTCTCAGCTTTAGTACCAGAACAAGGTAAGTAGCTAATGCCTATGACATTAGTCTTTATTAGCTCAGTATATTCTATACCATTTTCTAAAGCCTTATAGATACCAGATAGGTCATAGCTAGATACTAGGATAACTATCTCTTTTAGTTTCTTCTCTAAGTTGCTAGTACCTGATATGAAGCCTAGTTTCTTAAGAGTATGGATATCTAAGAAGCATCTATTATCCACTAGATTTTGATGCATATAGTCAGCTAGGACTTCATAAGGTTCTTTATTAAGCTCTCTCTCAAACTCTTGCATACAACCATCTAATAGCTCACAATAGTTGCAAGCTAAGACGTAGTCTTCAATCTGTATCTCGTCTCTATTATGATAGATAGCAAATGCTCCACTAAGCTTTAAAGCTTTCCATTGTAGGTGCATACGAACTATCTTAGATATAGGATACTGCTCTAGGATAGACTTACTAACTATCTCGTTATACTCTTTATAGACATTAAAGAGATTAACTACTTCTTGAGATACTGTAATAGGCTTACCTAGCTTCTCAAATTGGCTAGCTGATAGCTTCAAGAAGTATCTATCAAAGTTCTCTCTTAGCTTAAGAGCTTCTAGATCAATAGCATTTTTTCTAGCTAAGAAGTCATCTATTGAGACAGGTAGAACCTTATCAGTCTCCTCTTTAGAGAAGTAAAAGAAGCTACGTCTAGCTAACTTAGAGCTAAACTCCATTTTAAACTGCTTCTTTATCTCACTATCGTAAAGGATATTTGAGCTACTACCCATAAATAGAGCTGATACTGGTAGGTTACGTATCTCTTTAGATTGGTTCTCTTTAGCTTTGAGAACCTTAACCTCTTTCTTACCTTCATCATAAAGCTCAGAGATTAATTGAAAGTTGCTAGAGATAACCTTAGAGTTGGATAGCTCAGCACCTATCTCTGAGCTAAAGATATATCCTGCTCCTATGTTCCCTTGCTCTATCTCATTTAGATACTGGATATAGCCTTCAGTTGTAGATGGTGCTACTCTTAAAGGTATAGGTTGATCGTAGAACTCTTTGTAAGCTTCATAAGATGTAGGCTTAGCCTTATTCTTACTCTTAGCTATCTCAATAGCTTTATTTCTAGCTTGAGTATCTCTAAACTCTTCTAGTATCTTATAGCTACTATGAAAGTTCTTTCTTAGTAGGTTAATTGAACTATCTTTACCAGTACCACTAGCACTTATGCAAAAGGTAATAGCATTAATTGGTATGCTACTACCATTCCAGTGTAGGATATTTCTCCTAAACTGAGAAGCATAGAGAACTAGCTCACTAACAGCTAATACTGCCTTCATCTGAGAAGGTATAGTATCATTAGCTATAGTTTTACCTAGTTCCTCTATGAAGCTAGGGTATCTAGGTAGTAGAACATTGTTCTCTCTTAGTTTCTGTTCAAATATATTTTCTATCATTTATCTACCTCACTATATCGATGTAGAAACCTACATCATAAAAGTCTAACATTCTAGGTATGTCAGACACCACATCTTCTTTAGTACATAGTTTGTCAAATCCAGCTGAAGTTACAAATTGAAACTTACCATCTAGGTCATACACATACCTAGCTGCTAAGTTTCTCTTAGTGCTACCTTGTTTAACTCTTACTTTGGGTATATGAGGACTATATAAGTAAGCTTCTTCAATAGGGGTTACTTCTCCTATATCAGATAAGACTTCAATATCTCTGGCTAGTATAAATATCTTTGATAGAGTGCTATAACATCCTATCAATTCTCTGTTAGTATCTAGTACTAGCTTATTGAAGAATATTTGCCCTGTAGTTAAGAACTCTACTGGATAATTAGCTTTTGTGGTGTACCACATTTATGATACTTCTCTAGAAGCTTCTTTAGTTGGATAGCTTTATCTCTGTTTAAAGCGTATATGGCATCACTTAGAGTACCATTATCTACATACTCTAGTAAATCAGCTAAAGATGATCCATCCATGTATAGGCTTGAGAGTGTAATCTCTGTTTTCTCCATCTTACCTCCGCCTGCATACTCTCTAAGACACATCATTTCTTTAGCCTCTCATTAATCTCTTGCTGTTGCTTCAAGATCTGCTGTAACAGAAGTATCTGTATATTCTGACCATCATTGAGATCTTTTAGTAACTCTTCTTGCTTACGATCTTGATAGTCCTTGATATAGTTATCAGAACAATAAGCATCCATAACAATCAAACTAAGTAGCAATATAGCTACTAATACTAATGTACCTTTCATATTTCACTCTCCATTACGTCTATTGCTAGAAAACTAGCTAGAGCTTGAACAGCTCTCCATTTATAATCATCTAAGTCAGCACCTAGATAATCGCCTAAATAAGCTAATGTAGAACTACAACCAATCTCATTAGCTTCTTGTTTTAACCAATCTATCATATCGTCTTCGTTGTTATCGAAGAACTGAGACATATCCATACAACCTATAAGACCACTAAAGCCAGCATTAGCTCCACAATTATAGATGTCGTATAGTCTCTGTAATAGATCTTCTCTATCACTCATTCTATGTAGATCCATTTGTTTAGCTAAAGGCTTGAATAGTGGATGCTTATCAGTAGCTTCTGTAATTAGCTTAGATACCTGAGACTTCTTTAGTTCAATACCATTCTTATAGTATTCATACACATATCTCATTGTTGCTCCTCATACTCTTTAAGAACTTGTCTAGCTCTGACTCTACCTGAGTCAGAGATACCTTTATAAGCTGTAAGAGCCTTCATATAGTCTCCGTTATACTTAGTTAAATAATAGCTAAGAATAAAGGCTGTAGCATATATCTGCTCTTCATAAGTCTTATTAGGTATCTTCCAATATAAGGCATTAATGCCACCTAAACCAGATACTGTAGGACTGCTATGCTTAGTCTTAGTGCTAAACTCACTCTCCGAGTTAATCAGGGCTGTTAGCAGTCCAACATCTATGTCATACTCTCTAGCTGCTCTATAGGTTATTTCTGCTAGATCAATATCCTTATTCCTCATCTTAGAATATATAACGTTAATCTCGTTCATTCTAGACGTTTCTAGAGCGATTGAGTGTTCGACTAGACCTAGACTATCGGCTAAAGCCTTTTCGCTCTCTGTGAGCCTCTGAGATAGCTTCTCGTTGGCTTCCATAGCTCTAGCACCTGCTAGTAAGATTAAGATAATAATTCCTGTTGCTAATAGAGTTACAGCAGCTAGGATAAGATTAATCCAACCCTCTTTGTTGTATAACCATTTATACATACCTTCTCCTTTAATGTGTTTCGTATTGATTAGCCCCAAAGTGTGGAGTACCATGCACCTGATATTTAAGCCCTAATTGATCACTAGCTATTTTGAAGCTATCCGTTAGAATATCCTTAACATTATCTTTAATTACAGGATTAATTTCTAAATTTAAGGCATCCGTTGTGTTCTGTATAGTTCGCTAAGCTATACACGTTTTTAAAAACTGCTTGTACTTTCATACAAGACCAGACTATATCATCATCTATTGCTAGATGCTTGCTCTTTCGGATCGCTTGATCCTACTCCTTACGGATAGTCGTTGAACGTTCTATTTAAAATATAAGTCAGAAATGTCTTTATGCCTATGCTTTCTAGCGGTAGAAGATATAGTGGTGCGTGTGCATCCAAATACTTTAGCTATTCGGTTTTGAGAATATCCTTTAGATAACGCTTTAGAAATGATGTGAAGTTCTCTTTCTGAGAAATACTTACGATCGTTTCGTTTAGTAGGGTATTTGATGTTAGCTAAGTTCTCTTGTCTAGATACGCTTCTTAAGTTATCTAATGAGTTATCAGCTCTATTTCCATTAATATGATCTATTTCGTCTGGTATCTCTCCGTAAGCTAAAAACCATATTAATCTATGCTTCATTCGTAATTTCTTATGACACCATAAGCGAATGTAACCATCTTCATTTATAGACCCTACATCTTTCCTAACGAATATTTTAAATGTACCATAATCTTTACTCTTAGGGTTAGCGATATTTGCCTTAGCAAAAACATCTATAATTCCTGTAGTAAAGTCAATATTAGCTAATTGATTAGCTTTAAAGTAATTGAAATCTTCTAGTTCTGTTGGCATATTCTTCCTTTCTATTTAAATAGCTTCGCTGCTGATTGCCTAATCCAAGACATTATTACACTTCGGTAGTCTTGGCTCTAAAGGGTTTCCAGCAATTAAGCAAGTTTTACATCCACAATTATACTAACTTATGGATATTGGCTACATAGGCAAACTCTTTACCGTGAGTGTATAAGGATCTTAATTGTCTATCAACTTCTACTAGATAATACTTCATAAAGATAGCTCCAGCAGACTGTAGTAGTAGATTAAAGGCTTTATGATTAGCTCTGACGTTTAATGATCGTCCATCTAAGCCAATTATCTTATCGTCCTTTATTGAAGCTACAGTGTCTTCTACTAGCTTTCTGTAGCCCTTAGTGTTATCTCTAAACATCTGGGATATTCTAGCTCCATAGATAGTTTGATAAATCAGATCATCATCAAACGGAGCTAATGTTCCTTTAGCTATAGGATAGAACTTCTTACCATCTACTATAACTATTCTGTTCTCAATCTTATCAAGGGCTGTAGCATATTCTTGAGCTGTATATTCAAAGGGTTCTTTGTTCCATACCTGAATACCTATCTTAGTTTCTCCAGCACCATAACAGACTGAATAAATAAAGGTTTTAGCTAGATCTCTAGTAGGTAATCCAACTCTATGTTGATTTACGGTATGGATATCTGTACCTTTAGATTTATCACCAGTATCTACGATGTGAGCAAACTCATAATTGTCGTATGGGCCAAGATAATGTCCTAGCATTACGAGTTCTAATGCATCAGCATCTACGTCTACTAGAAGCTTATCTTTTGGCACACATAACAGCTTCCTAAACTCAGGATCTTTAGGGACTTGTGTTAAATTAGGTAGGCTATGTGTCATCCTCATTGTGTTCGCTCCGAGACTATCAACCTTACCGTGAAGTCTATGTGTTTCAGGATTATAGAGCTTAATAAGGCTATTGTCTCCTAAGAGTAATTGACCTAGATCTTTCTTTACTTTAAGATAAGCAAAGATGTCTGCCATAGTTTCATTCAGAGTACTCATTTAGTAGCCTTTCATTAAACTTTATGGCTTGGATAACATCTTTGATCCTTTGCTCATCTCTTTGCTCATACGGAGCATTTACAAGCTCTTTAAGCAATAGCTTGCTAGCTTCTATCTTAGCTCTATAATGCTCCTTAGCATCTGGAAAGTTACTAATGTCTTTACCATAGAGATACTCAGTAGTCTTCATCTGGATTATCCCATTCAAGACTATCTTCATCGAAGTAATCTTCATCATTATCATCATCTACTAAAACTTCGTCATCAGAATCATCATCAGAGTTTCCTTGATATACCTCCCAAGGATCTCCATCATCTAAGCTATCCATCATAGCTCTTTGCTCCCAGTAAGCTTCTAAATCTTCATCATCACGTTTCATAAACTCTCCTTTACTATATACTTAATAGACTTCTCGTGGCAAGAAGCCTGTAACTCTTTAGCTCTAGCTAGAGCAACTTGTTTGCTAGTATAGACAGCTATAACTATCTCACTACCATCTTTAGCTATCTCAATAACTTCATAACTCTTCGTCATCTATATCTCCTGTTAGTACTGCTTCATCGATCTTGATATTACCTTTGTCTGTATAGATACTAGGTTTCCAACCATAGGTAGCCATTAACCTACTAGCTATCTGCTGTCTAGAACCTGGATTAAACTTAGTTAGCTTAATCTTTTGAGCTTCTCCCTCTACCCTAGAGATAATTATCCTATAAGGATAATCTAACCACTTCATACTTTTCTTAGGAAACTTCCAGTAACCCTTCTTATCAATTTGCAAAGGCTGAAAGTAGTCTGTTATGTTGTAGTGCTTAGGATATACCCTAACTATGACCTTTCTGTTCAAAGGCTTACTAGGAGTAGTAGGATTACCATCAGGTTCAAACTTAGGTGGAAATATCTCTTGAAGCTTATGTTCTAGGTTCATCTGTTTAAACCTTAGCTTAGTAGCTAATTGCATAGCACTATCAATATCGAAGTAGAAGCCATACTCTTGCTGATCATAGATAATAGAAGCTACCTTATACTCTAGCTCTCTTATCTTAGCTGAAGGATAGTTCTTATCTCTAATCAAGGCTTTATATAGCTTATAAGTAACATCTACGTCTCTCTTACAATATGTAACCATATCTTCGTTTAGCTCAGTAAAGTCCTCATAATCTATCTTATTAAGCCCTAGACGATAGCCAAAGGCTTTAAGAGAGTAGCTAGCTATTAGCTTCTTAGGATAATCAGCTATTGAGTAATCAATCTTCTCTAGTATGTCTTTAGGATACATAATCTTAGTATCTATCAGAGTATCTACTATCTTAGGCTTTAGCTTATCTAGTAGCTTCTCTATTACAGGTATATCAAACTTACAGATATTATGACCTACTAATAGATCAGCACTATTTAAGATGTCTAGGACTTGATCTAACGAACCATCTGAGTTACTAATGGGTTTATACGTGTAACACTTAGTTTCTTCGTCATTGACCTTTATAGCTACGCAGAATATGGTATTTATATTAGATACTAGCTTAGGGATAGTTTCAGTCTCTATATCAAACGTTACTATTCTCATTAGCTATATCCTCAAATAAGAACTTATGTTCAGCAGGGATTGCTTCATAGACAGCTTTAGCTAGTGATCTAATAGCTTTATGAGCTGATTTAGATAGCCTTAGCTGTAAGAAATTTCTAAGAGACCTGACATTAATGGTCCATACTAGATCAGTTAGATAATTCTCTGGTAAGAGATACTTAACATCATCTATAGATGCACCATCTAATAGAACTTCTCTTACGAACTCTAGCTGTTGAACTTGAAAGTTCGTATTTACTTCAGGATTAATCTCTATAAACTCACTAGCTCTATCGAGATCATAGATATACTCATATCTGTCTAAGATATAAGATTTAAATGACTTCTCATACTTCAATCTTTTGAGTGTATATCTGGTGCTTTCCACGCTATAGCTTGCTATCCTATGACGTGAAAGTTCCATTAGCACAAACCTAGTAATATCCTGAATGTTAAAGACATAGTAGATATGTTCAAAAACACTCTCGTGTCTCTCTTTAAACAATAGCCTTTGAAGTAGCTCTTTATCAGCCTCAGATATGTTATCTGTAGGTTCTCTATAGTTACCACCTTTGTGAAAGCTATTCCAACACGTTCTAGCAGCTATCACAGCGTTAGAAAGCTTGAAGTGGTCTAATACCCTTACTTCCATTAGTTCTCCTCTCTATGGCTCTGTAAAGCCTCTTTATAAGCCTCTCTACAATTCTCCTCTTCCGTATGATCTGCTAGATCCTCTTGTTTATCGTGAAGAGTAGTCTTGAAAGTTACCTTATGCTTAAAGTCTAACTTAGCTCCGCAAGAAGGACACTCAACATAGTGCTGAGGTACTAATGCAAAGCAACATTGACACTCAATCATATCTTCTCCTAACTATTGCAAAGTTCTTGCAACTGATATGTTTGAATGCTTCACTGAGTGTAGGATATACTCCTACACATTTACCTTTCTCTACTAATTTATACATATTTACTCCTTTACTGCAAAACTGCCCGTAGGGCATTAGTGAATACTAATGACCATTAGGGCATAAGCTATTACTTTTCACTGAGAAGCATAAACTCATTGCTATCAGCAAATGCGTGTGCTTTAACTACGAATGTAGTACCTTCAGGTGCTGTCTTATTCTCTCGTTTAGCTTCCTTAGTAGCATTCTCTTCTGATAAGAAACCTTTATGAAAGTGAGTCTTATCGCCTTTAACTATCCTAACTTCGTAGAACTTAATCATATTTACTCCTTTATCGCAAATCCAAGACTATACAATGCTCGTCTTTGTGTAACTGGCTTATTATCATTGCTGGTAAGCTCTATAGCTTCTTGAAATGTCTTCCTAGTAGATGTAGGCATAGACCAATCTCCATCTGTCTTTATCTCCCAGTACCATAAGACTTTACTACCAAAAGCATCTAGATAATCACTATGAGCTGTCTCCATATCTACTGCCTGTCCATTAGATAGGTAGTATATTCCTGCATCTTGATCAGCTTCCTCAATCTTAAATAGATAGTTCTCATTATCCTTTATAGGTTTCCCTTCATCTGATCTACGTACTAGGACATCTCCGTCAATGAACTGCATCTCTGGTTTATCCTCTTCAGGTAGCCAAAAGCCTTTCCACTCAGCTTGAAGTAGTATTGTATGATTAGTCTGACTAGCTCTAAATAGCTCATTAGCCTTCTCAATAGTCATAGGACCATTGAAAGGTGTTAGCTTATCTGTTAGGGTATCTAGGATATAGTGTTGCCATAGCACTTCATTCACACTGACATACTCTCTTTCAGCTTGATCTATATCTATAGCACCATAGTCTGATAAGAAGTATTGTCCGTTCTGTATGTCTGTAACTTGCTCTAGGGCTGTTGGAAGATCAATACGTTGCCTTTCTTTTCCCTTAAATATTAACAGCTCTCCAATATCAAACTTAGCCATTGAGTAACTCCTTATCTTGGTATATGTTACCTATGATCTTAAATCCATCGAGATGCCATAGTGGGCAGAAAGCTTCTGTAGGATGTTCGATACCATAAGTCTTATATGTGTCTCCCCAGACTACTACTCCTCTAAAGCCTTGTAGGACTTTAATATTACGCTTTGGATCACATTCTATTATCTGTCCTGCGTATATTTCGTTCTCATTAGTATCAAAGTAGTTGGTAAATTCCATTAGCACGAATTGCCCTTGAGTAAGCCTATATACCTCTTCGTTTAGTTCCTCATCTTGAATTACAACACTTTGAACTTCTCCATTAGGTAGTAGCTCCAGTATCTCTACATCAGCTATCTGATCGTAATCTTTGATGTATGCCTTATACTTCAGTGGTTTCATTAATTAACTCCTTATTCTCGTAAATATTTCCTAGTACGAGTATCTCGTCTATTTCACTTAGATACTCTTCATAGTAATCTTTAACTTTAACAAGAAAACTAGCGTATTCGTTACTCCACTCAACTACTCCTATATAGTTCTTGTCAGAAGCTACAAAGCTAACGATATAACCTGTGTATATCTCATTACCATCCATATCATAATGTCCAGTGAACTCTAATAGCTCTATCTTATCCTTAGGATAAAGGTCAAGAATAAGATCAGTATCTCCATAGTGTTCTGGTAAGGCATCTTTCATTGGTACAGCAACAGTTTCTATAAGCCCTTGCTTATTAAAAGCTATATTTGTTACTCTAAACACCTTGTTCCAGCTTGGAGAATAGAGTTTATACTTAATGTTTCTCATTATTAGTCCTTTCTTAGTCCTTTTCTTAAGGCATCTAATATGTAGTAAGAGAGATCAAATTCTCCATCATCGATACCCTTTAAGAGTGGAAGCTTCTACTCTACTAAAGGCTATCTCTTTAATCCTCTTTCTGAGATTTTCTTCGTTCTCTTTGAGCATATTCTGAACTAGGGTGTTGATGTATGCAGCTCTAGCATAAGTAGCTGGTCGATAGTATCTATCACTAGCATCTGGCTCAATGTTATATCCGAATAGAGCATAGCTGGATATGAACTTTCCATCTTTAACTAGCTTCCTTAGTTGTCTTAGAGCTTCTTCTACTGCTTCAGGATTTTCCTGAAAGATAACTTTTAGAAACTCTCCTGATATTGAGCCATAGACAGCTTCAGAGATAAAGTCCTTTATGTTAGTAAATTGACTTATCTGCTTATCTATATAGCTTCTTACACTCTGCTTGCATATCTCTTTGATATCACTCTCAGAGATATAATCTTCAACGTTTATAGTTAGTTCCATTCATTCTCCTCTAGTACATCTTCTTTAATATCATAGGGATCAAAGGTAAAATCTGTAGGTTTTCTCTGCACAGTAGCTAAGGTATATATCATAGACACCTCATTAGTATCTAGGTAATACTCTACCCTAGCTACACTCTTCATAACGTATTCTTCTAGCTCTGGATCATATACCCAAGCTCTGTATCCTGATAACTCCATTAGTTCTCCTTTAATCTAAAGCCTAAGAGATACATAGGTTGCCATTTGAATGTATCGTGATATGGTGCAAAGTCTTTATCTGCTTTCTCTATAGTGTTTCTAGTAGGAGATAGAGAATACTCTTTATTAAAGTAATCATAGAACTCGAAATACCATAAGACATCTTTCTCTGATATAAACATATCTTCGATAACCTCTCTATCAGTAATTGTTGAGCTTTCTAGCACATACTCATCGTCAGAAACTTCCTTAACTAAGAAACGAGTTGGATTTAACATATTCTCTGCTGTCTTACAAACTAAGACATCTCCAGCTTTGAACTTAGATTCAATCTTAGTCTTTATCCTATACTTACCACCTTCAAAATCCCAGATATCAAAAACTTTACGTGTCCAACTCTGGGTATTGTCATCATACACTTCAACTAGCTTCTTATCCTTAGCATAAGTTGTAAGAAGCTCTATTTTCTCCTCTAGTTTCATAATTAGTCCTTTCTAGAGATTCTAAATCCCATTTCAAACATAGGGCTATATGTCTCATTAGCCCAACCTTTAACCTCTCCTAGCTTCATCATAGTTGGAGCTAGAGTGTATCTGTCCTCTTTGTGATAGTGTATTACGTGCCACCAATAAACGTCATTTATGTTTAGATAGTTAGCATCTATGGCTTCTATAGGTGTTCGGTTAAACACTTCTTCCCACTGATATT